GCGGACGCAAACCCGCCTGGGGGATCGGCAGATCAGACGGCGACATGCCGCACCTCCATGGCCGCAGCAACGGCCTCGTAGTGGTTATCAACCAGCCACGACGCAAGCTGGTCAACCGTGTAAATGCCCTTCGGCATGTCCAACCGTTCCAACGTCTTGCGACGCCGAGAATCACGAGCGATCCGCTCCCGACGGCACACCGTGCACTCCCGCCCACCGTTGCTGTTGACGTAGTCAAGATCGTGGCCGTTCGGGCAATGCGTCTTCGCTGCGTTCGCTGAATGCGCTCGCCGGACGTTCTCTTGAAGCGTCTCCGGCTCCAAGTGGTCCGGGTTCACACAAGAGCGGACACGACACCGATGGTCAATCGTCATCCCCGGAGGGATCGGGCCACGGTGAAGCTCGAACGAGTACCGGTGAGCAAGCACGGTATGGGGCTTCACCCACAGCCGTGCATACCCATTGGAGTCGAGCTTCCCAGACCACAGCCAGCAGGTGTCGGACTTCTCAACCTTGGACCAGAACCGGTCCTCCGCTGACTTCAAGTCGAGGCTTCCGGTGGTGCGGAGGCGCGCGTAATGGGTCCCGCAGATCCCACTACGCACACTCCGCACCACCCGGTTGCACCCATCCACCTTGCAGACCACCGATCCCATGTAATGGATTATAGCAACCCGTCAGGGAGTGACGTTGTACACGATCGAGGTATCATCCTCGCTGGTCCCACGCGCATTGACATTCTGAAAATCCTGCCGCATGAAACCAACGATGACCCTCTGATACGTCTCCCTGTACAGAGAGTCGTCCACCTCGAGCGCCAGCGGGGTCCGCTGGCCGAACACCCACTCCATGCGGTTCACGCACAGGGCGTAGGTCTTCGTGGTGGTGATCGCATCGTGGACGCCGGAGGCGTTCAGGTTGGTGCGGACGTGCTCGGACACGATGATCGGGATGCCGTACAGCGATCCGAGCTGCCCGTTGAGGATGGTGGCCTGCGGGCCGAGCTTGTCGACGGTGATGACGTTGCTGTCGGTCACCAGCGCGTAGTAGCCGGAGATCGGCACGATGAACGCGCACTCGGCAGGGTTCAGGCCGTAGTGGTCCATGTCCGCCCGACGGGCGGCGAGCAGCGCCACGGTCAGAGCCGAACCACCCGACGCCGCAGCGTTCGCCAGGCCACGCTTACGCAGGCCGTCCCACGCCCAGGCGGCGTCGGTCGCGCCGGCCGAGTTGGTGTCCGAGTCCTGGTGGGTGCCGTCGGTGTCGCCGTCGAGCACCGCACGCTCCTCGGCATCGACGAACGCCTGCACCAGCTTGCGCTGCACGTAGGGCACCATCGCCAGCGCCGAATCGGCCTCGAGGCTCTTCGAGAAGATCACCCGACCACCGAAGATCTCGGCATCGAACGTCGCCGCCCCGGTACCTGGGGTCGACGCACCGACCTTGGTGGCGGTGTCCGACGTGGGCTCAGCCACACGGTAGGCGGTGGCGTCCGCACCCTCGAGCGGCCACTTCCACGGGTTTGTCGGCAGGTTGATCCGCTGGAACAGCGGGGCCACCTTACCGGACGCACGGACCCGCTCGTGGAGGCTGGCACCGATCCCGGTCGGAATCCAGTCGACACCCTCGTTCGAGGTGTCGGTGTCCATGGCACGCAGCACACGCTTGTACTGGTCCTTGAACGCCGGGTGCTCGCGGGCGACCTGGAAGCCTTCGCTGCCGGTGGTGGCACGCTTGTCGATCATCATGCCGAACACCTGCATGTCGGCAACGGTCCGCTGGAAGTTGCGGATCGCCACCCGGCGGGCCTCGGTGAACTCGTCGATGCGCGGGGCCAGGGTGGGCTGCTTGTCGGCGTTACGGACTTCGATCCGCTCCACCGCGGCACGGGCCGACAGGTGAGGGATGACGTTGCCGACGTTGTCGAGCGAACCGGCCCGGACCTCTTCGGCGGATGCCCACAGCAGCTCGTCGAGGGCGTGGTCGGAGCCACGGACCCCGTCGTTGCTGGTGGAGCGGGGGGCGATGTTAAACCGCTTGATCTTCTCGGCGGCCTCGTCGGCGTCACGCCGGGTACGGACGATGTCGGCCTCACGCTGCTCGGCGTCGGCGATGTCCTGATCGAGCTTGGCGCGCCGCTCGTCGAGGGCCTTGCGCTCGGTCTTCATGGCTTCGATGGTTGCGGCCTCGTCATCGGTGAGTTCGTTGCGGCCATCACGGCGGGCTTCCGCCATCAGGCCCTCGAACTTCTCGTCGAGGTTCAGCTTCTGCTCGTCGATCTTGCTGCGCTCGGCGAGCATGCCGGACAGGCGCTCGCGGAGCAGGTCGAGGAAATCCACGACTGGCACTCCTGTGCTACTCGGAAACGGTTTGTCATCCGCTCACGGGTGGCTTCGGGTGCCGGTCGGGTGCCCCGCTAGGTGGGGCTGCGCAACCAGCTGCGCTCAGCCTGCGCGATCGCTTAGCTCGGATTGTAGCGGGCGGGTAGCGACATGCACGTCACCCGGCAGCGTCACCAGCCGTCTTGGTGGATCTCGTGGCGCTTTAGGCGACGGTCACGGCCCGCTAGCCGCAGCACTGCGAGCGGCTGGCGTTGGGCCTGGCCGTTGTCCTTGAACTTGTACCACTTGCACATCGCGCAGCCCTTCCAGCGCTTGTGCGGAGACTGCTTAGCCATCCCACCGCTCCACCAGCTCATACGGACAGCCCTCGTCCTGATGGTTCGGCCAGAACGGACGCCGACCACCCAACGACAGGAACTCGCACGCCTCATGCCGCTCCGCCAACAGCAACACGCCCAACAGCCAACGGGCACGTTCCTTCGGGTCGTCCGTCGGTGGTAGCTCGAACATGTGCTGCGTTACCAGAGTCCGCTCAGGGTGCAAGCTGTCTGGAGTTTCGGCGAACACGCACAGGAAACGGTTGCCGGGGCCGCCGACACGGAACCGCCAGCCCGGCTTGTAGGCGATACTCGCTACCCAGCCAGCCGGTACCACTCTGCACGCGCCAGCTCGACACCAACACCCGAAGCACCCCGCGCCTTCGGTGATGTCGGCGTACCGTCACCAACTGTCGCCAGCGTGTTCGGATTCGCAGGGAACGTCACCACGCTCGAATCGAACCCGACCACCTCCAGGATCGTGCGTTGCGTGTAACCGGGGTTCCACTTGTCCCGCAACACCATGAACGCGCAAGACATCTTGCAGTAGTCGCCACGTTCCAGCGTCAGGTACAGATCGCGAGCGTCACCACGGCGGAGGTCGAGCGCGGCGAGGTTCATGACCCCGAGATCGCTCGGCTCCGACAACTCCAGGGTGCCGTTGCCCACCCTTGCGAACGGGCGCCCCTCGTGGTTCTCGAGCAGGTTGACGTCGACCCGCTCGTTGATCGTCCGGGTCCACGCACCGACGCCCATGATCTCAGTGAACCCACCTCGGTCGGGGCCGCCGTAGATGTCATAAGGCTGGTCATAGGAGGTTGAGAACCCAGCGAACCGGCCGATCTCAGCGCCGTCCTTCGACTCGATGTCACGCAGCTCGATTGCCTGACCCTCACGGATCTCCACCTCAGCGAACCGACCGACCTGCGTGACATCGAGTCGAAGGACGGAACGCACGCCAAGGTCGACACCAGCCTCTTGGAGCCGGGCCACCACCTCGTCAGGGAGTCGCAGACGGCTGCCCATCGTTCCCACCACCATTCGTCACCACCGGCGCCGCCGGCTGCTTGAACACGTCACCGTCAGGCAGAGGGTCGTAACCCAACATCGCCCGACCCTCATTCAGCTGCAACAGCCCGCCGTTGAACCCAACCGACGCCGTGTTGAACAAGGTCGGCACCGACGTCCGCAGCATCGACTCAGGGTCCAACGTCACCCGCTGCTCACCCGGCACCAGCGACGAGAACACGCTTTCGAGCCACATCATCCACGCACCCACCGTGTTCACCAACAGGCTGAGCTCGCGGCCCTCCACGTTGGCGTAGGTCATGCTGTCCCCGGACGAACCGCCGATCGCCTCCGGTGGGACACCGAAGTACATGCACACGTCCGCCACGTTCGCCCGGACCGTCTCCAAGAACTGGGACTCCTCCGGGGACACCTCGAGCTGTTTGATCTCCCACGCCGCCCCGGTCACCACCGGCTCACGATCCCGCGCCGCCCGCTGGAACCGCTGCTTCACATCCTGCGCCTGCGCCTGCGCCACGTTCGGCTGATCCGTCAACCGGAGATGCGTCACCGGCAGACCAGACGAATCGAAGTAGTCACGCCCGAACTTCGTCGCCGACTGCCCCAAACGGATCTTCGTCGCCGCGTAGCCGATCACCGACCGGCCGACAGGCGAACCCGGCGCCGAACGCATCGACGGCGCCACCCACAACGACCCGCCCTCCTGCCACAGTTCGACGGGTTTCCCGTCAGCAAACCAACGCCACCGACCATTGTCATCCCACCAAGACAGCAAGTCAGGGTGCAGAGGCAGGATCTTGCGGGGCCACCCGGACGGCTCGAACCCGGTCACCAACCCACACGCGTACCCGCGCAACATCACCGACTCGAGGACCTCAGCCCGCCAATGCCCCGCCGTCTTCTGCGACTCAGGATGCGGCGACGCAACCACCGTCGGCCGGGCCACGCTGTCACCGATATAGGCAGGCATCTGCCAGCCCACCTTGCGGACCAGCAGATCCACACAGGCATACACGGCGGCGTGGGCCAGGCTCACGTCATAGGACACCGTCGTGCCCGACACGGTGCGGCCACCCAACAGAGCAGCCGTCGCATCCAGATCAGTAGACCGGCGCTCCGGGACAGCCCGGCCACCGGCGAGCACCGCGGCCACATCACGCAGACCCACGACGCTCCCTCCCAGCAGCCAACGACGCCAACAGCAACAGCACGCCCATGACCACTGTCAGCCCGGCAGCAAGGCCCCAACGACCGAACCCAGCCCACGCCGCCGCGACACCACAAGCAGCCGCCAACGCGCAGAACAGCTCAGTCCTCACCGACCCACCACCCTCATAGCATATGCCGCACTGCCGTGTAGCGACATGCACCCTCACCAGAACGACCCCAACGGGTCCGACGGGCGCGGCAGACCAGCCGCCCACCAACCAATCGTCAACACCACCAGCGGCGAGATATCCACCGACGACTTCTTCCGGGTCCACACCAACGACCCGTCACCACGCCCCCGACGCACAGCACCACGCACACCGTCGATCAACACCCGCTCAAGCTCGGCGGCGCACCGCCACCGAAACCGGTCCACCTCAGGCGCCTCAGGATCAACAGCAGCCCGCACAAACCCCGTCGCCGCCTCAGCCCACTCACGCGCCGTCAGATCACGCCACTCCCCGTCGAGCTCCACCGCCGGACCCGCAGGATCACGCACCCACGTCCGCACACCCCACCGCTCCGACAACTCGGCACGACGCGCCGGCACCCACCCCGTACCCTCCCGATGGTCGACCAGCTCCAAATGCCGGAGCCCATCGGCCCGCACGCCAACCAGCCCCAACGAACACGCCCCACCAGGCGACACGTCAGCGATCCCAACCGGGGTCCCCACCCACTCCGACCCCGGATCAGCAAGCGACCGGAACACCTCCAACGGGATCACATTGCCCTCCGGGTCCGGCTCAGGGTCAGGAATCCCCAACCGCTCACGCCGAAACTCAGACACCGGCATAGCGTCGATCTCAGCCGCCACAAACTCAGGCTGCACCCGCAACCCCAACGCCGGGTTCGCCAACGCCCACATCGCCCTGTCGGCAGGCTCGCAACCATCCGGCGCCGACCACTCCAAGTACGCCAACCGCTCAGACCCACCAGCCAACGCACGCCGCCGCACCGCATGCAACTGCACCGACGACGACATCGGCGCCGACGACGTGTACCACACCTGCGGATTCGGCCGGGCAGACAACGTCGGCAACAAGGCACCCATCGCCTCAGGCCCAAGGTTGTACGCCTCATCCAAGATCACGCAGTCACCGGAGAACCCACGGCCCGACCCACGAGACCTGGCAACGAACCGCAGACGAGCGCCGGACGTCAACTCGATGCCCTCATCGCCGTGCGACGTGCGAATCCGAGCGACCTGACGGCGGAGCTCGTCGGTGTTGTCGACCAGCGCCTTCACCCGCAGAAACGCCTCCGCCGCCGTCTTGAACTCGTGAGCGCTGTGCAGGATCAACCGCTCACCGAACAGGAACAGCCCAGCCAGCTCACGCGCCTCGAGAATCGACCCCTTGCCGTTCTGGCGAGGAACCACAACACCGACCTCGAACGCCGCCCACCGGCCGTCCGCACGCTCACCCAACGCCACCTCAAGGGTGTGCGCCTGCCACGGATCGAGCGTCAGACCAGCCAGCGCCGCCAGCTCAACAGCCTCACGGCCCGCTGACGACACCACCCCGGCAGGTTCAGCCAGCAGCCTTGGGCGTTGAGAGCCGCGCAGAGCGTCGGGCGGCGAGATCGCCAACCTGGGTCCTTTCGTCCTTCACCGGCAACGACTCGAGCTCGGCTTCGATCTCGCGTAGCTGCTTGATGAGCTGCGGCCGCTTGTCGGGTTCGACGTCGACGATGGACACGGCGGCGATGTACCGGAGCGCTTCGAGGACGTCACGCCTGTCGCCGTGCCGGGCTGCGTGCACCAGATCGGGCACCACAGCCGTTTCTAACGGTGTTGCTTTCATCGGCGCCCCACATGTCGCATCGTCGCCCGGCCCGGGGGCCGCTGGGGGCGCCTACGGGCCGTGGGGAGAGAAGGGGCGGCGAGAGTCGGGTTTCCGGCTGTGCTGGTCAGAAAGCTGACCCCCACCGGCCCCTGAGCGCTGTTCGCACGCCTCAGACGCCTGGCCCGTCGAGCCATCGCCGCCTGGCGCACCCCACGGGCCTGGTTGCACCGCCGGCACGCAGTCACCACGTTCGACAGCCCATCCAATACCCCCCTCGGTATCCCTCGGGCTAGGCCCTCAGCCAGACCGATCGGCCAGTGATCGCCGTGAGCGCACCGAGCGCAGCCACCTCGAGGGCAGTCCTTGGTGCGGTGCACCCCTGCCGCACACCACCGGCAGGTCCAGGCGTCACGCTCGAACACGGCGAGGCAGGTCCGGGTCCAGGGCCGGCCGGCGCTGCGGGTGGTGGTCATGG